AAATGGGCAGATAGTATGCGAGCCCAATTAGGTGAAGAACGTTTCCGCCGCGAAATGGAATGCGAGTTTATTATTTTCGACGAAACACTAATCAATCCATTACACTTAGCAGAAATGGGCGGCATTGATCCTTTAGAAAAACAAGGACAAGTGCGCTGGTATAAGAAGCCACAAAAAGACCATACCTATATGGTTGCACTAGATCCTAGCTTAGGTACAGGTGGGGATTATGCGGCTATTCAAGTTTTTGAGTTGCCCGGGTTTAAACAAGTAGCTGAGTGGCATCATAATAAAACGATTGTACAGCGACAAGTTGTTATTATGAAAGAAATTTGTGAATACCTAGCAGAAGTGGTTACACAAAACAATGTATACTACTCGGTTGAAAATAATACACTTGGTGAAGCCGCACTTGTTGCTATTAATGAAATCGGCGAAGAAAATATTCGCGGCATCTTTTTAAGTGAACCCAAAAAAGTTGGGACAGGCCGTTTCCGCAGGGGATTCACTACAACCAACAAGTCTAAGTTAGCGGCGTGTGCAAAGCTCAAGAGCTTAGTTGAAACTAAACGTCTAGTAATCGCTAGTAAAGCATTAATTAGTGAACTAAAAACATTTATTGCGTCGGGTAATAGCTATGCCGCTAAAATCGGCGAACACGATGACCTAGTTATGTCAACATTGCTTGCAGTACGTATGGTGCAAGTTATGCAGAACTTTGACGCAAAGTTTGACGAAGAGTTACGGGACAATGCAGACACGTTCATTGAACCCATGCCGTTTATCATGATAAGCGGAATATAAACGAAACGATAAATATACATATGAAAGAAATTGAATCCATTGCATCTGCCCTGTTTGACAAGATCCGTAGTCGCTTTACTAATGTTACCTTAGGTGACGAAAAAGCTGAAGCAGAACAAGATCCTGAAAAAGCACGATTTTTTAACTTTGTGTACTCGGACGAGGCTGGCACAGAGTTTGGCACGGTTACAATGAGTTTAATCGACGAAGAAAGTCTTAAAGTATACTTTGGCGTTGATATTACTCGAGATATGGATCAAGACCAGCGTAAAGAATGGTATGAGTTTCTTCGCAATTTACGTAAGTTTGCCAAGCGCAACTTATTAACATTTGATACCCGCGACATCACAAAGTCTAATTTAGAGTTGCAAGATATTAAGCAACAAAGTAAAGTCGATGACGTTGCTACACAATCTGACGTTGCAGTCACCGAAAGCAAATTGTACGGCACCCCCGGAAGACCTTATACTAGTTTTGCAGACAAGGGTAATACAAAGATTCTAATTCGTCATAAGAAAAAGATTGATGATGAAGTGCGCGGCAGTCGTGCAAGACAAATCCAGGAAATATTTTTAGAAACAGAGCGCGGTGAGCGTTTCCTATTAGGTCACACTAATTTGCATGGTGCATTTGCAATGGCAGAGCATTTAAACCAGGGCGGCACAATGCACGACGAGCGTGCTAATTGTATTAATACAATGGTAGAAGAAATGAATGCTATGCGTCATTTTGTTCGTAGCACTAAAAACCGTCAGTTTGAAGATAGCGAAACAGACGATATGACACGTGCCGCAGTTCATCATTATGACCAGATTAGACGTACTTTACGTCAAATGCGTGGAGCACGTGGATACCGTTCGTACTTTGAGAACTGGAAGCCTAGTAAAGAAGAAGCAGTAGATATTGACATTGATGCATTGCGCGAGCGTTTTGTAAAAAAAGTTTACGACGATCGTTTCACAGATGCATTGCCTATTGTATATAAAGCATACAAAAAACAAACACCGTCTGATGAGTTTGCTGAGTGGGCTGAATCGATATATGAAGAAATGGATTCAATTGGCCCCGAGGAACAGTTAGCGGAGTTACTACAAGGTCCTATTGTAGCAGGTGTTGACGGCATTGATGCTATTACTGAATTACAACAAGCAATTGGTTCTCATAAGAATTTCGAACAGCTTAAAGATGCAATACACAATTATGTTGGTCGAGGCGCAAGCGGACAAGGCCCAGATGCAGATGTTTCGGGTGTAGTTAAAGTTTGGGCTCAAAAGAACTTTCCTAATTTAGGCGTAGACACGGAAAACGAATACATCGGACAAACAAGCCCGCAAATCTCTAATCCAAATGATTATGGCGCAACAGGAATGGATTGGCCTCAAGAGAATCCAACCATTAAAGAATCCGACGGTTTGGAATTTATCCGAACTCTAGCTGGTTTGAAAAAATAATCACCAAAACTTATTGACAGGCATAAATACTTGAGCATATACTAACGTATGTGCTTGAGACAATCTCATTACAAATCATGGCACATTTTATAAAGGAAAAACATCATGGCAATGACATTAGCAGAAATTCGCGCAAAATTACAATCACAAGAAAACCGCAAGAGCGGTGAATCACAAGGCGGTGGCGACAATGCCATTTACGCTCATTGGAATATCCCAGAAAACACAACAGCTCGCGTAAGGTTCCTTCCTGACGCAGACCCAAAGAATTCCTTCTTCTGGGTCGAACGAGCAATGATCAAACTTCCTTTTGCAGGAGTTAAAGGTCAGTCCGACAGTAAGCCGGTTGTTGTACAAGTACCATGCGTAGAAATGTGGGGCGAAGCATGTCCTATTCTTGCAGAGGTTCGTACATGGTTTAAAGACCCTAACTTGGAAGAAATGGGTCGCAAATATTGGAAGAAGCGTAGTTACTTGTTCCAAGGTTTTGTACACGATAATCCATTGTCAGATGACAAAACCCCAGAAAACCCAATTCGTCGTTTCATTATCAGCCCACAGATCTTTAACTTGATCAAGAACGCATTGATGGATCCAGAAATGGAAAACCTCCCAACCGACTACCAAGCTGGACTTGACTTTAACATCAAAAAAACTAGCAAAGGTGGATACGCAGATTACAATACGTCTACATGGTCACGCAAAGAATCTGCACTTACAGCAGATGAAGCTGGCGCAGTAGAGCAATATGGTTTGTTTAATTTGCAAGACTTCTTGCCTAAGAAGCCTAGCGATGTAGAGTTGAAAGTCATTAAAGAGATGTTTGAAGCATCAGTTGACGGACAACCGTACGACCCAGATCGTTGGGGTGCGTACTACAAGCCAGCTGGATTGCAAGTACAAGGTGGCTCTAAGCCAGATGCAGGAACTGCCCCGGCACCGGCACCAGTGGCTCGTCCACAACCGGCAACTCCGGCACCAGTAGCAGAAGAATCTGCACCTTGGGAAGCTGATGCCGCAGAAGCCGCAGAAGCGCCGATTGCTACTCCAGCAGGCGGGTCGAGTAAACGTGCCGAGGACATCTTGGCTATGATCCGTAGCCGAAAGCAGTAATGCTCTAATGTTATCGCAATTAGATAACATTATTTTTCCAGACCGTTGTGATGTATTAGAAATAGTACCGTCGCAACGGTATCTGTATCCTATATTCAAGAATGCCAGCAGTTCTTTAATGAACTCTGGCTTTCGCGTTATTGATCAGTCTGAGTTAAATACAATACAAAACATAGAAGTACTAGTTAGAAATCCTTACGAAAGATTTTTATCTGGTGTGCAAACATACTTAGACAAGTTAGATCCTAAATTAGATTACAACACAGCATTACACTTTATAGAACATCATTTATTTTTGAATAGACATTTTGTGCCGCAGTTTCATTGGTTAGTGAACTTACAGCGTTTTACAAATGCAACCATTACCATTAGGCCATTGCATTTTGTTGAAACACTAACTGATGTAAAAATTAATACATCGGTACCAGATCCTGTGCTAGATGAATATTTTGCGGACAATAACAAAGTAAATTTTTATTTGCAAGTTGATAAAGTCTTAGTGAATAATCTATTAGGTAAAACTGTTTCCTTTACGGATATTGTTGACACGATAAAGTCAGAGTATCCCGAAGTATACAAAGAAGTTATACAGCGTTCAAAAGACTTATGTACTGTCCTAGGCTAGACCATTTTGTTAGATTAAACCCAACTGGCACAGTTGGATGTTGTGGGCACATGACCACGTCTCCTCAATTTGAAAACTTAGAGGTTATGCATTCAAGTGAATGGATGAAAAACATAAAACATCAATTTGAGAATAACGTGTGGCCAAGCGAGTGCTTGCGTTGCCAACAAACAGAATCGATTAATCAAACTAGCATTAGATTAAATGCTATTGAATTTGATAAGAAACAAACCGTAGATAACTATCTGACAGTCGGCGGAGTACTAGACAACATTTGTAATAGTGCTTGCCAATTTTGCAACCAGAATCTTTCTACAAAAATCGGTAGTTTAATAACAAAAAAATATATTAAGATTGACAATTTAAATAAATTCCAATCGTTGCCACAGGAACGCATTGTCCATTTAGATATAAATGGCGGCGAGCCGAGCGCAAGTAAGAATTATCAATACTTACTAAACAACTTGCCACCTAATGTAAAATCAATTAGAGTCAATACCAATTGTAGTACTGTAATTAAAGAATTAGAAGAAATTAACAAACGGGGCATTGAGGTTACTGTTACAGTTAGCTTTGACGGAATTGGTCCGTATCATGACTATGTTCGTTGGCCGATATCCTGGGATAAGTTTCATGTTAACTTGAGTCAATACCAACAAATGAATCTACACGATTTAAATTTATGGACTACAGTTAATGCATTGAACATCAACGACCTCCCTAGAATGATCGAATTTGTTAAAGCTCGTGGCTTAAATCATTCTTATGCACTATTACAGCAACCGAGTCCGCTGAATGTACGTTACACAAATGGACTAACTACAAAGGCCAAAGGTAAGCTAATAGAGCATCCGATTGCTAAATTTATTGCAATCGACAGAGATAATTCTGATGAATTAGAAAACTATATTCGTGATCAAGATGCAATGCGTGGAATTAGTTTAGAAAAACAATATCAGCCAGTGTACAATGGAGAGTAAAGAATACTTAACTAATAAAGACTTTTGCCCTATTCCGTGGACAGGGCTTATGTACAACTACGATGGCGAAGTTAAGAACTGTATTCGTAGCACTGGTGCAATTGGTAATATTAAGAATAACACCATTGAAGAAATTGTCAATGGAACTCAGAACATATTAAACAGGGTTGATATGCGTACAGGTACACCGTGTACAACTTGTAATACTTGTTATGATTTAGAAAAGAACGAACGTAGTTTTGATATTATCAGTGACCGTGTTTTCTATCTCAAAGAAATGCGCCATGTAGACCAAACACTATACGACAGTCCGACTACTTTTGCGCTACATAAAACAGATATCCGTTGGACTAACTTGTGCAACTTTGCTTGTGTGTATTGCTTTCCTAGATTTAGTAGTAAATGGGCCTCTGAGTTAGATATATATCAAGAGTACCCAACCGACCAACAGCGCAATGATTTTAAAGAGTACATTCTTAAGCATGCCGCACAATTAAAGCATGTTTACCTAGCCGGCGGTGAACCATTACTAATGAAAGAGAATGTAGAGTTACTTGAGTTATTACAAAAGGTTAATCCGGGTGTACAGCTACGTATTAATACAAATCTGAGCAAAACTGATACTCGAGTATTTGATTTAATTTGCCAATTTAAAAATGTACATTGGACTATTAGTTTAGAAACAATAGAAAAAGAATATGAATACATTCGTTATGGCGGCAGATGGGATGACTTCTTAGATAATTTAAATACAATTAAGCAACTTGAGCATAAAGTATCTTTTAATATGCTTTACTTTTTACTAAACTATAAAAGTTTGTTTGGTTGCGTTGAATATCTACAAGGAATGGGATTCCACAATAACAGTTTTATCATTGGTGGTATCATTACACCAGAGCATTTAAATGTTCGTAACTTGCCCGCACATATAATCAACGAAGCCAAACAAGAGTTTACTATTCGTATTAACCAACAGCCAGGATTTCTATTAGAAAACAGTTATAGAAACTTACTATCATATTTAGATGAGCCATGGGAAAAGAATCTATCTAACTCGTTTGTAGAGCTAGCTAAATTAGATAAGCGCCGTGGGATAGATAGCAGTCAAATTTTTACAGAATTATATAAACTAAAATGATAACCGCTGAATCATTAGTTAATAACAATACAACGGTATATGATTTTAATTATACTACCGTTAATAAAGACCAGTTGCTGGATCGTGTGCAATACTGGAAAGACTATTTTACACAACGAAATGTAAAGACATTAAACGTGCAGTATTATCAGGGAGTAAACTCTATTGCCATTATGTTGGCATGCCTTGAAAAGTCTATTACTATCTATACTTGTAATTACTCTAAAGATAAGATTGATAACACATTGCCTAATGTAGACTTGTCTATTATAGGTTATAGTAAAAAGGAAATGCACAACCCATCTGACCCAACATCAGTGTTAGTATGTGATAATTTACTGTTTAACTATAAAAGTAAAAAATATGTAGCTGAACAAATTGATAATAATGCAACACTATTCACTGACGGCATTAAAACTTATTCAGTTAGGGAATTTATTACAGCCGCAATGGTGGGCAAGTCTTTGTTTTCAATTGGCCAGAATGTTGCAACAATACAGTATATTAGTCATTTCGAAACTTCTGCTATTTGGTTAATGTCACCGGTAATGGCAGGAACAAATATATATGCTTGCGGTCATGTAATTGATTTGAGTAGTTTGTTATATAAAGGATTGGTTGACGTTGTCTGTTTATATCCCATGCATTTACAAACATTATATCAAATTGAAAAAGGTGTAAACACTGATAGCCCGTTTGGGTTGAGTTCTTTTCGTTTCGAGCTCAACAACTGTGTGTTTGTGCTCACTGGAGTATTACCGTCGCCACATATATGCGATTGGGCCAAAACAAGAGGTGCGTCTTTAATCCGTAATGTATTTGTGCATGAGTTGGTACCATGTTTTATATCTGATATAACTAACGAAATGGTAAGACTCAAATTGGACACACCGGTGACTGGAATACAGTACCAAGTAAATAACAGCAACGAACTATTGGTGAATATCGAAAACATTGACAATAACAACAAAGGCTGGCATAATACTAAGAACTTTGTTGAAGTTGTTAACGGAACTTTGTTCCTTAAAGGAAACAAGAAAATCAATAATCGATATGTATTAGACGTACAAGATTTTATATGCGGGATCGTAGCCGACAATGACATAGGTAAGCTCGATTTTGCGTTAGAATGTGTAGATAATTGTTTAACAGTAAAATCGTTTAGACAGTATGTACACAATAAATTTGTTAGCGTACAGGATACCCTAACAATGGAGTTATTGAACTTTAGTCATGTCGCTAATGTGCAATACGATTATGTTGACAAATCACAAATATGGAAAATTTAACTTTAAAGGAAATATATCATGGCAAAACCGTTTGACGTAAGCAAATTTCGCAAAACACTCACTAAAAGCATTGACGGACTATCAGTTGGATTCCGTGATCCGGATACATGGATTAGCACAAACAACTACGCACTAAACTATTTGATTAGTGGGGACTTTACAAAAGGAATTCCAATGGGTAAAGTTACAGTATTTGCTGGCGAATCTGGTGCCGGTAAATCCTTTATCTGTTCCGGCAACTTGGTCAAGAACGCACAAGAGCAAGGCATTTATGTTATCTTGGTAGATACAGAAAACGCCCTTGACGAAGCATGGTTACATGCACTCGGTGTTGACACTAGCGAAGACAAATTGCTTAAACTCAATGTAGCAATGATTGATGACGTTGCAAAACTAATTAACGACTTTGTTAAGGAATATAAAACACTACCAGAAGATTCGCGTCCTAAAGTGCTGTTCGTGCTAGACTCACTGGGTATGATGTTAACGCCAACGGACGTTAACCAGTTCCAAGCTGGTGACTTGAAAGGGGATATGGGACGTAAGCCAAAGGCCCTGACTGCGTTGGTGCGTAACTGCGTAAACATGTTTGGTGACTTGAACATTGGCTTGGTGGCCACAAACCACACCTACGCAAGTCAAGACATGTTTGATCCGGACGATAAAATCTCCGGCGGACAGGGCTTTATCTATGCGAGTTCTATTGTAGTAGCTATGCGTAAGTTGAAGTTGAAGGAAGACGAAGATGGCAACAAGGTTTCAGAAGTTAAAGGTATTCGCGCCGCATGTAAAATCATGAAGACACGTTATGCTAAACCTTTTGAATCTGTACAAGTTAAGATTCCTTATGAAACAGGTATGAACCCGTACTCGGGTCTTGTTGACTTAATTGAAGCAAAAGAAATGTTGAAGAAGGAAGGCAATAGTCTCGTTTATACAACAAGCGAAGGCGAAGTAATTAAACAATTCCGTAAAGCATGGGAGCGTAATGACAATGGTAGCCTTGATAAAGTAATGGCAGACATTACCGCCAACCCTCATATCTTTGACAAGAAGTCGGGACTCGAAGAAGCACCAGTACTTGAGGAAATTGCTGAGTGATAGATTTTAAGTTGCCTTATGCAAGTAGTGATTTAATTCATGACCGTGCATCTATAGTCGATTTAAATTTTGTAACACGAGATAAGAGTTATATCTTATCTCGTATACAGTACTGGAAAAATTATCTCAGGCAAAAAAATTTAAAACATATCCTGGTGTGTAGCAATACAACACTTGATACAGTTTGTTTGTTTTTTGCATCTGCCGAAGTTGGGACACTAATCTCTACTTCTAATTTGAGCGATGGCCCCAAGGCATTCATTAGACGTGCTAACGGAGTCCAACTAAGTTTTATTAATCCTTATTTTACATCTAATTGGTTTGACCAAAACAATATTAGCGCAGGTCCATTAAGCGGATTGCCTATTATGATATTAGATGAAAATGCTATTAATCATAACTTTGACATATACCCTCCGCCGTATGTACCAGAACATATAAATCCCAATAATAAACTAATTATGGGCGAAGCATTTGTTGATGGCAAATGGAATAACATCGTTCATAATGCCGGGCCGTTTTTATATGGTGGCACACTATCGGCCCCTCTATTCAACGAGAAAGATAAGTTCGGTTCTACTAACGGTGTAACTCATGTTGGGCTGTTAGTAACTGTTATTCTTGCGCCGTTGTACTCGGGTGCAACGTTATATACAATTAATTCGTTTTACGACTTATTGTTTATGGCTTGCAGAGGATTGTTTACTAAGGTATTCTTTTACGAAGTTAGTATTAAGCTAACTGAGTGGCATCCTAACTTTAGGTTTCCAATTGATTCTCTAAGAAATACAACGGTGTTTACGGCAGGATCGGTCCCTAGTGTACACTACATGGATACTGTATTCGGTGCCGGCGCTAAAAAAATTGTTTCGTTGATTGGCAATAATGTAACAGTATCTCCTTTGTTTAAATTGGAAATACCAAATAAACAATTTGATTTATACAATGCAGGATTGGGACAACCCACTGAGGGCGCAGAAGTGAAAGTAGTTGATGGTATACTATGGGCAAAGACTCCTAGTCAAAGTTCATACACAGAAACAGATGCTGATGGATTTTACTGCACAATGGATTATGTAGACCATAAAGACAATAAATGGTTTTATCTAGGGCGCGAATATGTTGAAACGCCATCTGGTAACAAAGTATTTGTAATTCAATTGCAAAATGCTATACAATCGTGCTGTGATCAAGACTTATTGTATACAGAGTTTATGGTAGAGCTTCCGCAAAGCACAGATGCTATTGTTAATATCTATCCTTTATCTTTAAGAGCTAAACGAATACTAGATAGTGCTATTATTGTTCCAGCTTTACAAGAGTGTCTAGAAAATAAAAATATTACTGGAGTTGTCATACATAAAGTAGTTAACGACGAACTGTTGTTTAACCTCCGACCAAACATACACGAAATTAAACAATTAATTGCAGAGGGCAAAACGTTATGAGTATAGAAGTAGAAGTATTAAGTGAAATGTACACCGTTCTAAAGCAGTATATTCCTGCTAAGGACAGGCAAGAAGCCGCAGACAACTTAATGAGCATCATGGTTGATTTATTAAACGACCTTGACTTGAGAGAATTTGGCAATGGCGATAGTACTCTCAAGAAAGCACTTAAAGAATACTCTGCTGATGAAGAAGAAATCGACGAAGAAGATTACGGTTACGAAGACTAATGTGGTATAATAAAATAGTTAAAGACTTAGGTAACATACCTGACTTCATTGAGTATTACGAAAATGAATTGGTAAATGCCAAGTACGATTGCGGTGTGCGCGGCAAGTTAGAAAAGAACGTAGCTGACTTACCGGGTATAACTGAGCATAGGTTTAATCAATTGCAAGAGATTGAAGCCGTGCTAAACTATTTAAATATACAGTTGCGTAAAATCAAACAGAAGCACTATAAAAAATATTTAGAGGGCTATGCCCGTGCGCTTACAAGCCGAGATGCAGAAAAGTATGCAGAAGCAGAAGATGAAGTAGTGGACTTTGAAACGATTATTAACGAAGTTGCGCTGGTTCGCAATAAGTGGCTAGGACTACTAAAAGGCCTGGAAAGCAAGAACTTTATGCTAGGACACGTTGCAAGATTACGCACAGCGGGCATGGAGGATGTAACATTGTAATGGACTGGAAAGCCAAAGCAGATCAATTAATTGAAGATTACAATCTATGTTGCAAGGCAAGGCCTAAACATGGTGCAGTTGACGTCCAATTAGAAAAAGATGCTGTAGGCATATGGGCAAGCCATCTTGCCACCCAACGGTCCTGGGGAACCGACAATGATATAGCTGAGGCATGTAGTCAACTTGAATGGCGACTAGGTAAACTAAAAGAAAAAGTAATTATTGAGATATTAAAAAATGGCTCTATTTAAAAATCCTTACGATAGTCATACCCATAGTATGGAAGTGTTAGACCAAATCTATGGGTACGATAGCTTCCTTGACAATATTTTTACAGTTGCAGACATGGGATGCGGAGAAGGCATGGATGTTAAATGGTGGGCAACACTAGAAACTCGTGACGATCCACCTGAGCCTAGGAATTATCTTGTGTACGCAGTTGATAAAGACACAAGTAAAATTGATCCCGACACACTAGCATTACCAAACGTAACTGCTATTCAAGGTAATTTTGAAGAGCGAATTATTCCGCGTAACGTTGATATTATTTGGTCGCACGATTCTTTACAGTATGCAAAGAATCCGCTGAAATGTTTAGCATCCTGGAAAAAGACACTGAATGTCAACGGAATGTTATTGTTGGCCGTGCCACAAACTACATATATCCATAATAATAAACTAGTAGTCGAAACACATAGTCACCAATATTACAGTTATAATATTTTAAACTTAATGTATCTATTAGCAGTAAGCGGATTTGACTGTAACGATGCGTATTTCTATCGTAAAGAAAATAGCCCTTGGTTGTACGCAGGTGTTTATGCAACTGAGCATGAACCTATGTCGGCTGACACGTCGTGGTACGAATTAATGGAACGCGGATTAATCAATGACTTCGTGGCACAAGGTATTCACAAGCGTGGGTATGCTAAGTTAGAAGATGTTGTGGTGCGTTGGTTCGATAGAAACTTATATCAAATAACAAATTAATATGAATATTGTTTTAGTAACTGGTGGGTTTGATCCTTTGCATAGCGGGCACATTGCTTACTTCAATGCGGCTAAGTTGTTGGGCGATAAGTTAATTGTTGGATTAAACAGCGATGCCTGGCTCGAGCGTAAAAAAGGTCGTGCATTCATGCCATTGTCGGAGCGTATGCAAATTGTCTCTAATTTAAAGTCGGTGGATGACTGTGTAATATTTGACGATTCGGATAACTCTGCTCGAGGCGCTATTGTATTAGTTAGACAGATGTACCCGGATGCACATATCATCTTTGCGAACGGGGGAGACCGGACTCCGGAAAACATTCCAGAAATGACACTAGCCTGTAGCAGGCTAGAGTTTGCATTTGGTGTAGGTGGCGAGAACAAAGCAAATAGCTCAAGTTGGATCTTAGAAGAGTGGAAAGCTCCTAAGACAGAGCGTCCGTGGGGTTACTATCGTGTATTACACGAGCAAAACGGCACAAAAGTTAAAGAGTTAACTGTTATGCCCGGGCAAAGTCTAAGTATGCAGAGACATAGTTTACGTGCAGAGCATTGGCTAGTTAGCGAAGGACAATGCGAAGTGCTATCTGTAATGGACAACGGATACCATTTACCTCCAAAAACCTTAATAAAGCACAATACATTTACTGTTGGTGTAACGCATTGGCATAAACTAAGCAACCCTTATACTGAACCATGTAAAATCGTGGAGATACAGTACGGGTTCAAATGTGACGAAAACGATATAGAGCGTAGATAAATACTTAATTAAAAATTAGGTATTTTATGAAACTGTCATTTGGTCAACATTTAAAGAATCTTATTGCAAAGCAGGATAGACTTCCTGACGACAGCCCGTACACCCAGTATATCGACGATATTATTCGTGTAACTGGGAAAATCATCCAGGACGTACAGCAAGCCCAAAATGCTCCTGTACAGCAACCTGCTCCTGTACAGCAACCTGCTCCTGCACAACCAGCAGTTACAACTCAACCCGAAGAAGAGCCAGAGCTATCTGAAGCAAAAGATGCATACTCTGGTGCGACCCCTAATAAAGATTATATTAGTCAAGTTAACGAAGCATACTTAACTGCGGCTCTTGAAATGTATAAAAAGCTACACCCAGAGCAAGCAGATAAGATTGCTGGATTTGAAGAGTTTGTTGCACAGGTAGACAACAAAGCAACTCTTACACAAGAGCCATCTGTTAAGAAAGCAACAACAGCGGCTATCAAAGGCATTCAGCTAAACACCAAAGGCGAAATTGGTAAGCTAGACGCAGACGTTGAAAACGTTGCTATGAATTTTGCTAAGAAGTTTGGGGTTAAACCAATTTGGGCACGTAACTTAGTAGGTATGTTTAGTGTTAGTGTTCCTGCAGAACAACGTGTTAAGTTCTTAAAGGCTTGCGAAAAAGGCGAAGCACTTGATATTAAGCAAATGATTGCAAATGGACAGGGCTCAATTGATAGTATTGTTACTACTAAGGTACCTGGTATTAAGCAAGTATTTAAAAGCGTTAAAGAAACATTACTAGATATTAGCTTGTCCACTGGGCAACGTGGTGCGACAGGACCATTCGAAGCTGTGCTAGCTATTATGGGCGGTGCTCGTAAGCCTAAGTCAGAAGAAGGTGGCGACGTTGTAGTTGATATTAACGGTAAAGCAACTAAGCTGGAAGTTAAAGCAGGATCGATGACTCCTACAAGTAAACTTCTTAAGGACGGATCGTTACCTAATACGGGATCTGTTAACGAAGCATGGTTGGATAGTACTGCTGGTAAAGAAGTTAGTGGATCTACATTACGAATTGAAGGCGACGATTGGCTGTCACAGAATTGGCCAACATTCCGCACTAACAAAAAAGTAGCTGACCTATGGAACGCATCCGATTTTAGACGTGCTGGATTAGAAAACTTTTCACTTTTTCTACAGCAACTAGAAAAAGAAAAGAAAAATGGCTCAGTTAAGTTAATTAGTTTTATGATGGCTCGCATGTTTCCGACAGCAATGGAAGCACCGGGGTTTAATTTTGTTGCTTCCATCAAGAAAATAGTTAAAGCGATTCATGACCAGGACACTGGTATTATAGCTAAAGAGCAAGGCATAATGGCTTTAATAGAATATGTTCTTGGTAAAGGTAACGACGGGTTTGTATTCTTCAACAGCTCAACACAAGAATACAAAATGGTTATGGGTATGGAAGGTGTATTAAAGTTAGCCAATGTAAGTGATGACCCAGAAGTTTCGGATGTTCGATTTACAAACCCAATGACTATGAAACGTGGGGCCGCAAAGTGCAGTCCTGGATTATATTTTGGACCTCTTGCATCAAGTAAACGTGCTAAAGAGTATTTTGCTATGTTTAACTCCGATCCCGAGCGTGTTGCACTACGTAAAGCCGCCTGGGAAGAAGAACAACGCAAAAAAGCTGATGCACAACCAGAATTGAATTTCGAAAAACCAACTACAGCTAGAGCAAAACGGGCAACAACGCCAAGTCCGATGCGTCAACGCCGTTGACATAAAAAGGCAGTTCACATACAATACTTTTATGATGGGCCTATAGCTCAGTTGGTTAGAGCAGGCGACTCATAATCGCTTGGTCACAGGTTCGAGTCCTGTTGGGCCCACCACTTCAACCCATTACATAAGGTAGTATTAATATGGATATGGACAATGCCGCAGTATTTTTGGCTGGCACAATTTTATATGCGCTCGGTTTCTTAATTGTTTTGATTGCAGTAGTTATATCAAACAATATTCTTCACAAATTTTGGAAAAGTTTTGGATGGTCGTTTTTTCCTGGCTTCTTGGCAAATGAGCCTGCAAGATTTATGACGCCCGAAGAAGCACAAAAGATTCCTCCAACACTTAACTCCACTGATAAGTAATGATATGATTGATTGTTTAATACTCGGTGATAGCATAGCTAAAGGCGTTAGTGACGTTCGTCACGAATGTGTAGCTTATGTTAAAAGCGGTATTAACAGTCAAACATGGAACAACAAATACTTGTATAAGGTTGTATCGGCTAATACAACAATTATTAGCCTGGGCACAAACGATCTTTATAATGTAAACACCTTTAAAGAATTGTTAGCATTACGACAGACAGTGGACTCAGAAAAGGTTTACTGGGTATTGCCCCCAATTAAGCCTGAAGTTCAGGATGTAGTTCGTATTATTGCTAAAAATTTTAAAGATACTATACTAGAAATTCCCGAACTATCAAAGGATCGCGTTCATCCTACTTATAATGGCTACAAAGAATTGGCGAAACGTAGCAAGTGAAGCGAGTATTCCCAATTGTATCCAACACAGCTTGCCAGCTTAAATGGAACTGGAGCACGGTATATTTGGCAAAAGAGCAAACTGCAAGTTGCCATAGGACAAACCATCACGTATTTGATACAGAGTCATTTGATTTCCACAATACTCCCACAAAGTTAGATGATCGCTTGCGTATGTTAAACGGCCAGTGGCCGAGTGTCGGTTGTGAATATTGTAAACAAATCGAAGATGCAGGCGGTACAAGCGATCGCATTACTAACTTAGATCTACAAGGGAATTATCCTCCGCCCGAGTTGGATACCGACCCAATTGCTATTACAGTTACCCCGCGTATATTAGAAATTTACTTTGACAATACTTGTAATTGCAGGTGCTTGTACTGTAATGCACAATTTAGTAGTCAATGGGCATCGGAAAATGCCAAATACGGTAAATTTTTTGTTGACGGAGAACTTATACCCGGTACTAAGCCTTTTGTTAAGAGTCCTAATATTGAGTCTAACAAACAAAAAGTTTTCGAATGGCTTAAAGTAAACGGGAAGCACTTAACAAGGTTTAATGTGCTCGGTGGCGAACCACTATATCAAGATGAGCTAGAGCAATGCATCGAACTATTTTCTGAGTTTCCTGCACCCAATCTAACGTTTCAGGTATTTACAAATCTTAATACAAAAATCTTACACCTTGCGTACATTGTATCCAAAGTTAAAGAGTTAGTAGACCAGGGAAAAATTGCAAAGTTTGAAGTTACTGCTAGTCTTGACTGTTGGGGCAAGCCAGCAGAATTTGTACGATACCCGTTAAACTTGCATCTATGGGAACAAAATTTCGAATACTTATTATCTCAAAAGTGGATTAATTTAATTGTAAGCTCAACTATTACTCCCTTAACTATTAAGACTTTGCCCGATTTGTTGGAAAAGATAAACGCATGGAACACAATGCGTCCGGTGTACCACTATCAGAATAGTGTTAACGGTCCTAGTCCATTTTTTATTGATATTTTCGGGGATATCTTCTTAGAAGACTTCAACAGGGCTATAGCACTAAAGCCCGGGGACTTGCCTGAGCAAGTATCTAGTAGAGAGTACCTCCGTGGCATTGCACAACAGTCTGCACACACAGGCCCGAACTTTAAAGAAATTAACAAAATGTTTCATTTCTTGAATGAAATGGATCGCAGGCGCGGAACCAATTGGAAAAATGTTTTTCCTTGGTTGGTTGACGAGTTTGCTAAGTACAATTTAAAATAGACACTTATGGAACACTTTTATCAAAACATTCAAGGTTGGTTTAATTACGAAGACATCTACGACACGGCAGTACACCTAGCCCCAGACAATGCTAAATTTGTAGAAATCGGCTCCTGGCGCGGCAAAAGTACTGCATACTTAGGTGTTACTATTGTAAACAGCGGTAAAAACATTCAAGTTGATTGCGTAGACACTTGGCGCGGTAGCGAAACAGAAGATGTACACCAGCAAGACCCCGCAGTTATTAACGATACGCTATACGATGAGTTTTTGGGCAACATGAAACCATTTAATTTTGTGTTCCCCCGTAGACAAACAAGTCGAGATGCAGTACAATCATATCAAGACAACAGCTTAGACTTTGTTTTAATTGATGGCAGTCATGAGTACGAAGAGGTGGTGCATGACATCACTGAGTGGCTCAAAAAGGTTAAACCTGGATGTTTGCTAGCTGGAGACGACTATGAGTGGCCCGGGGTAAAGCAAGCAGTTCTTGAACTGCTACCTAATGCCGAAATCATACATGGTCCGGGTCTTTGGGTGTATATGAAACCATCGTTGTAAAAAAACGACAAAAAAACATATATTTCCATACGTGGTTGACAACAAAAGATAAATAAAATACAATAGATGCATACGTTAGAAATTCTAGCGTATACAAAAGGAAACAAATTTCAAATGAACAAGCAATCGTTATTTAGACAACATACTTGCATAGCCAAACAGGCGGGCTTTATGCCGACCTATTGGTCTGTGATTAGTATTAGTCTTTCTAATAATGATCGCACATCAGAGGGAACCCGGGTCCAAGAAGGAGACGGTTACTGCTAAACAGCACAAAGTAACTTAAACTTCAAGGACCCTAGGATTAAAACCCTAGGGTTTTTTGTTTTGTAAGGAACTAAATGAAGAAGATTAACTTGAAACAGCGGATGCGCGAAGTCAAGTTCACAACTGAACATACACTTAGCGAAGATCAGTTTAAAAAGTTGATCCAAGACAAGATCGAGAGAGCCGAAAGGTTGTATCGATATCGTAAGGTTCAAGAAGAACGAACTTTGAATCCGTAAGGATGCAGTGGCACAATGTGGTAACGAGGACCACGCTACACACTATAAACAGTAGCAAACGGGCGGACAGTTGGATGAAATGCTGGCGATAACAGCAGAGTACAAATAACTGGGCAGGGTACAACCCTGTCATATCCTGTGGCAACACAGGGTATTCTAAAGTACACTATTGCAACCGTTTCGCAATGCTTTCGGTCAATGTTCTAATGTACTTTACAATACCGTTGTAAAAATACAACGATACAGAGGTTGTCCGATAAAGACAACTTCGCTACAATAGAGGACATGTTAAGCAATTAACAACGAAAACGTTCTTTAAAAATTTAATCCACATATACATTGCTGTGAAGCAATCACTATATGTAAACATATTTCTGTACATGGGTCATGCCTGTGTATGGGGTTAAGGTTACCTACACCGTTAGGTATGTAGCTTCTGGAGACCGGTAGGAAGTTATGTGCATGAAGGCTGAGGGTTACTGTAAAAGGTAACACCAAATGGCTGACGGGGTAAACAGTAGGCAGTAATGAGACGCTGGAGGCGTACTTCCTTAATATAAATGTGTTTTCATATAGTGTATGCCCTGTTAGCTCAATTGGGAGAGCACCGTCTTGATAAGGCGGGGGTACCTGGATCGAAACCAGGACAGGGTAC